TTCGTCTATGACAGTTTCAATAGCCGTATCGAGATGGGGATCAAAGCCAGATAGACTTTCAATCACGCTCATTTCCACATCACGGCTGATAAGAAAATCAATAAACTGTGTTGCAGCATTATCACGATTTTTTTCTGGAACATATTCTTTAAAAGTGTCCCAAATTTCAATGATTAGATCTTCTTCCATTTTTTATTCCTCAGTTTCTTCAGCAATTAAAGGGCTGGTTACAATCGAATTATCCCATTCCAACATGATTGTCATTAATTTATCTTCTGTCCAGTTTTTACGGAATTCAGAACTAATTTCTCCTGTCTTTTTACTGACATATTGTAACTTATTTCCGCTCTTGGTCAAAATCCCCATCTTTTCAAAAAGATCAACAAGACCACTTGTAGGACTCATGCCTGTTGAATAAGGAATTTTAACTTGTACACTTTCAAAAGGTTTAGCATAACGAGTTTTCATGATTTTACAGGCCGATCTAATGCCCAGTACATCACTGACTTTGTTGCCATCCTCATCCTCTTTGAGTTTGAGTTTTTTCATAGCAACAACAATAGAACTTGCGTAAACAAATCCTTGACCGCCTGAAATTTTATCATCTGGATCAAACATGTCTTGGCTGGCATAGGTATGGTTCGTACAAACCATGCCCACGTTATAGTTGCCAAACATATTAACACAATTGCGAACCAGTGCTGTCAGTGCTTTGGGTTTACGACCCATGTCACCTTTCAGATCACCTGCTTCAAACTGATTAATATCAGTCGGAGTAAGCAACATGCCCAAACTGTCAATGACAAAAAGAACTTTAGGACGCTCGTCTTCGGGCATGACCTTGTATTCTTTCATAAACTCATGAATAGTTTTTGCCACATCATCAATCATGGCCATGTTGAGTTTAAGCAGTTTACCTTCGCTGGTGTCAACGCCCAGATCCAGTAGCCATTTTTCATCTAGAGCATTTTCTGTATCAACAAGAACAACATAAATGCCCTGTTCTTGTGCGTGACGAATAATGTTTCCGGAGCAGATATAACTCTTACCAGCACCACTTTCACCAGCAAACACAGTGACTTTGCCCAGTGGAATGCCTTTGAAAAAGTCCCCACTGATCAAATAGTTAAGGGCGTAGTTGCCTGTACTGATCCAATCAGTGGGATCATTAAAACCAATACCAAGTCCGTCAATAGACTTGGTAAGGCTTTTGCGAAATTTTGAGATATCAAAAGCCTTACCCATATCAGTCGTCCCTTGGCATTTCTGTGGCTTCTTGTACTAGAGCAGTCAGTTGTGCGAGATCACTGACCATAATCTTTGCAGACTTATAGTCTCCATCCTCATCACGACCTGAGATTTCAAACAAGTAGCCATTGTCGTACATGTTAACACTGAATGATTCGCATACCTTGACAAGTTTATCGCCAATGGTAGAGATTGATTTTTTAGTCATGTCAATCTCCTATTAAGTTGATTGACGCTTGCGAATCATAGCAATAATGTCTGCGGCACGACTGCTGGCTTCGGCACCTGAATCAGCGGCAGGTTCTTCTTCCTTAACCTCTGGTTTTGGTGCAGCAACAACTTTAGCGGGTGCTGCTGCCGCGGCCTCAAAAGGGACGTCATCAACCTCAGTTGCCCCGCCTTTGGATCCGGTAGCAGTACCACCACCACCCATACCTGCGGGTTTAAAGTAAGCACCCCAACGGTCCATGTCAAATGCCTCACCATCAACTGATGCTTCAAACATTTCTTTCATGACTTTGAGTTCAACCGCGCCTGGCTTCTTAGGCAAGAAGTCTGACAGATTAAACAGACCGTGCTGTTTAATAGCAGCCTGTTCTGCTTCGCTCAGAGCACGTTCGCGTCGAGCCCAGTTGCTGGTGCTGTAATCGGCATAGCCACCTTTACTGGTCTTAATAATTTTAAAATCCAACCCACGAACATAATCGGTGGGCAGTTCTTCAATCTCACTGTCCATTAGTGCGTTCTTAACAATGTTAAAAATTTGACTGCCAATGATAAAGCGACGAATGGGATTCTCTGGAGTTTTATCTTCTTGATATTTGCTATCAACAACAAAGCCCTGAAACAGATATGACTTCTTCTTCCAGTATTTACGACCCATATCTTCCAAGCTCTTGTCCTTGAACCAAGGGCGAACCTCAGTAAGAATCGGGCAGGTTTCGTTCCACATCTCCATGCAAGGGACTTGTACTTGAACTGGTTTAGAGCTGGTTTCACCTTTGACACCGGCGAATGGCAATTTGATCATTGCACGTTCGATCCAGAAAAAAGTGTTGTTGGAGTCGCCATCTGGTAGAAAGCGAACAGTTGCGGTTTGCCCTTCTTGGATGTTCCAATGCGGGTAAATTGCGTTGTCTCCTGAAGAGACTGTTTGTTGACTTGATTGTTGAAGTTTTGCGCGGATTTCAGCCAAAGTTGCCATAATATATTCTCCTTAATGTTAAGCCTTGGTAAATGCCATTTCTCTTAGCCCACTGACTAAAAGAAAAAAGTAGCATATACGTAAGTATACGCTACTTTTATTTATCTCGCAACCTCAAAGTGGTCAGATTATTTCAAACCGGCTAACTTTAACATGCTCTCCATTTCGCCACGTTCACGTGCTTGATTGAATGCGTGATCCATATCATCGTGGGCACCATCACCGTGACCAGGAGCGTAATCATCAGCATATGGCTCTTCTGGTTCATACTCACTTTGCATTTCTATAGCTGTTTTTAATACTTCGGATCTAGTAGGATTCTTACCAGCAAACGCAGGTGTCATACCAACTAGGTGCTTCCAACTGCTGCCAAATTGACGACGCATATCTCCAGCGTTGACCTTTTTACTACGCAGAGCAGCAATCATTTCAGGTAGGTCATTTTGAAAATCAATATCTCTTTCGCTCATTGCGCCTTCGTCCATTTCTGGTTCAGCAGGCATTCCGCTGAGTTCTTTGATACGAGCCAACCCGTCTACATCGTTAACTTTTCCGTGTTTATTTGCCCAACGTTGTGTGAGTTTTTCCATAAACTGTTCGGCCATTTCGCGAGCACGTTCGCCCATTTCATCGCCGTATTTTTCGGAAATTTCTTTCTTAACTTCGGTAGCAATATTCTCCGGATCTCTAAATGCACCCACATCAGGATTGTCTTCATTGAAACGACTCTTAACAATTTCAGCGATCTTACGAACCATGCCTTGATGACTTTCTGAAGTCATTGTATTATTAGTCCAGGTCATATCATCATTTTCTGCTGACATGATACCATGTACTGTGGCAGTTCCGCGTCCTTCCGGCTGTGTCATTTCAGCTGTAGGCTGCTCAGTTCCCGGTACAGGCGGTGCTTCTGGTGCAACAGGTGCCGGGGCAGTCCCGGCATCTGCTACAGGTTCAGGTGATTCGCCTTCCGCGTCTGTATAATTAATGCCTAGTTTGTCTAATAAACTTGGTTGATTTTCTTTTGCCCACGGAATGAATACATCTTCCATTGGATCTGCTTCACTATCAATTCTTGCCTCATCTTCAAAATTTTGATTTAGTTCTTCATTGTCTAAGCCTAACTCACTAAAAAAGTTAATAGCTGTTTCTCCATTGGGGCCTAATTGTAAGGGTTCAGGTAATTGTTCTAGTGCCTGTTTCATTGCCTCAACTTGATCGTCGGTTAGTTCTCCGCGTTCTGTTGCGTCTGCCCAATCTTCAAATTCTTTGAATATGCTTTCTTTAACTTCTTTGTCATCTTCTTCATCTTCTGTATCATCTTCGCTGACTAAATCTTCTAATTCGATCTTGCTGGTTTCTGCCATGATGCGATGTATTAAGGGGAAGTATTGTGTAAGTTCTTCTTGGAAATTTTTCTGTGTAAATTTACTCTTATAATCTTCCATGGTAACAGCATCCAGTTCCATCATGCTGTCGTCTAGTTGTTCTTGTTCATTAAATTCCGCCATCCATGATTCATAATGATGACGCTTGCCTAGTGCGGCAATCTTTGCTTTTAGTTCTGTTAGTCG